TGGGTTCTTGGCAACCGCTGCACCCAACGCAATACCATCGGCGAGAATACGAACGGTCTTGGCTACACCGGCAGTGAACTGAAGCATACCGACATACATGTTTTCCAAGGTATTGATTGCAGATATACCGAAGTCGCCCATCGCAGAAGCAGCAATCGCCAATGCAGGGACTAGACCTTCGTTGCCAATCGTCCTAGCAAACAGCAACACACCAGGAATGATGTTCTTATTCACATAAATAATGAACTGTTTGAAGTATGGCAACAAGATTGTTCCAAGTTCAGTTGCGGCATCACTCAATGAAGCCTTCAAGATTCGCATCTGGTTGGCAAACCCATCAGAGGTTCGAGCGAAGTCGCCTTGCGCCAAACTTGTGTCCTTGAGGATCAATGCGTAAGCAGCTTGAGTTTTCGCATTGATGTCCAACGCGCCTTTGCCGTCGTACAAACCTAGAGTCGTTGCTTCTTGTTTCAATCGCACATCGTTGATCGCAACACCGAATCGCTTCAACGGTTCAGTCTCACCAGACAAACCTGAACGCAACGCTTGGATTGCGTCCTCAATGCCAGTGTTGTTGAATGATGCTAAGTCAGCAGCCAACCCGATCAATGTGGTTGACATCTCGGCTGCTTGACCTTTGCCAGTACCGAATGCCTGCAATAAGTTTCCGAATGTTCCTGTGGCTTCTAACGCAGCCTGCTTCGTAATACCGAACGCCTGTGCTGATGTGTCAGCAAACTCGTTGACTACACCAGCTGCTTCACCGAATACAACATTGACTTTGGATTGCGATTCTTCCAAACTGGATGCCATATTGACTAACTTCAATGACGAAGCAGCAACAGCACCAAAGGCTGCGGTGCCTGCAATAGCCATTGTTTTGAACGACGGCAGAACAGAAGCAATCCTGCTCCCCATCCCACCTACATCATCGCCAACCCTCTTGATGCCTCTAAGCGCACCACCGACATCGGAGATGAACTTGACAACAAAGGTACGTTCGCCAGCCATGCGGCAATTCTAGATGACATCCTGACTTGCCAAGCGCACGGCTTCTCGGTACTCGGCAACCATCACACGGAAATCATCAGCCATTGTTTTCCACAACGCATGACCTTCCAAATGAGAATACTGTGTCATCGGTTTCGCAGCATCCCACCACGCATCATCCATCTCAACACCAACAGTGCGCCTGCGTCGAGGCTGAGCAGATTGACGTGGTGACGCAGGTGTTGGGTTCCGTGCAGGTTCGTATTGGAAGTCTGTGTCAATGAACTTGCCTGATTGTTCGTGGAACTCCCAAGGTTGATCTGGTGCATGTTGTGGAAGGTAGAAGATACGAGCAGGGTCTTTGGTCGCAGGGTCGCCAACAAGGTTGAGTCGTTCGTGTAGTTCACCCCATATCGCTCGCCACAGTCCTGCTGGCACACGCTCAGCCAACGGCAGAACCAAGTGATAGTGAGGATCATCTAGTCGATGCGAATATGTGGAATAGGCAAGATACTCAAATCCATCAAGGTTGGCGTTCGCAAACGACTCGCCGTCCATGTCAACCACCAACGCTTCAATGAAACGAACAGCAGTGTTGCCTCTAGTCCTGCCTTGGTAGTACTCAACAGGCGACCACAACGCACCATCAGACTTGTGCGCATTCTCCTCATGGTGCATCAATCGTTCTTTGAGGTCATCCCAATTCGTGGCGAACGGCTTCGGCTGAACAGACTTGACCGAATCAAAATAGACAACCATGAACGCCTCCCTAACTACAGGGTAGCGAAACCACAGCCAAAGTCAACTATCTAAATGACCTTCATGAAATCACTCAACAGAGGCCCAGAACCAACCGATTCGCGTTCTATCGCTTTGGCTGCTTCCTTACCTGCCAAACCATCCAAGACCTTCTGAATCGCATCTAAATAAGCGTCAGCAATATCAGCCTTATGTTTGCGCACCGCAGGCCAAAAGAAATATCCTGACTGCCCACGATGCCTAAGAAACTGGGTTGTCCTGCCCCCACCCTTGCGGAACATCTCAGTTCCAGCGCGTGACTTAGCCCCAGCCACAGTCAGGTTCCCTGATCCATACGAACCACCACCGAACTCGGCACCAAAGAACACGTCACCTCTAGTCACCTGTCGCCTTACCCTGCGACGTGTCTTGATGTTGTACGACGAACCAAACTTCCTAGACCTAGAGTTGAACGGCGAGTTCTCCTTCAGTTTGATTGTTGGCACACGGTCACTAGTTGCAACCATGCCCTTCATCACTTCCATAGCCTGACGATTACGAGTCACCGAAGCTGCTTCAAAGGTGGCTGCAACGACGATCAAATTGGCAACTCGTTTTGATGCGATACGAGCATATTTGTTGAACTCATCGTATTGCTTTGAAGCATCACGAAGGTACTCAGTGATCCCCAGTATCTGTACCGGAGCATCGTTCTGAATGTTTGAACGGAATGTTCCTGCACGACTTGTGCCTGGATTAGGTCTTGCCATACACCGATACTACTTGCCTAGATGAATGGCTCTCCATCGAAGGTACGCCAACATTGTGAACAGCATTCGTGGTTCTTCTGCCAGCAACACTGATGGTGCAATCCCTGTCTCGCAAGCGAGATACGAAATTACCCAGTGGGCTGACTTATCTCCAAAGGGACGATCACTGCTTCTGCGCTATCTCCCACTTCGAGTGCTTCAATCTCATCGCACCACGATTCAAAGTCCAACCCAGTCTTCTTCAACCGTTTCTCTGCATGCCATCCAAGGTATGCAAGATCGGTCAATGTGAGTTCGGCTTCAAACTTGGCGACACTGCGATTGTATTTGTTTTCAAACGCAATGAAGTCAGGGAACGCAGCGAAGATCGTTCGTTGCTTGCCATCTAATGCACTAGTCAAACTGAGTGCTATTTTCATTCTCTACCTCCGCAGGTAAGGGATTGGATTATTTAGAAACTACGCGCCAGTACCTGTCTTAGTGATTGCACCAGAGATTGGGAAACTGATTGACATTGTGGCTAGGTCGCCTATGGCACCCTTGACCATCTCGTGTGCAGTCGGCAGAACCGAGAACGCATACTGTGGATTCGAGGACGAAGCAGCAGCAGTTCCGTTTGGCTTCACTGTCATCGGTACAGCAGTACCAGCAGTGAACGCATCAAAGAACAACTTCTCAATCGTTGGGTAGTCCTGTTGCAATTCCATTGTGATCGAGTTATCGATCAAGCCTTGGATTCGCGTCACAGCTGAAGAACCCATCGAAGTTGTGGCAACCTCAGCAGCACTGGACGACAATGTGATTGACGTTACATACGCGCTGATGTCGGTTGCAGCAGTGCCGTAGGTGACTGCGACGTTTGTGAGTACTTGCTTGGCCATGATGTCTGCTCCTGCCTATCGGCGTTCGAGTTGATGTCTGCTCGGCTGAGCCGATTGCATAACACTACACGCCACAAGCAACCTACGGCAAGGGGTCAGGCGTACACCGTGACAACGAAGTCAATCGCCAGATACGTTGCGTCATTCGCTTCAAGGGTGGAGATGTTGCTTGCAGACTCAACAATCAAATCCTGCACCACACCACCCAAAGTCCGATCCGACTCAATCGCCTGACGAATTGAAATAGCACCCTTATATGACAGATAGCCATCCAACAAAGTTTGTGCAGTACGCTCAGCCGAACGACCAACCACAACACTGATCGTGAACCTGTGAGTAATCAAACCCCCACCCATAGCCCCGTTGTACTGAATACTGTCTAGCAACGGCCAAGCGAACGGGGTGTTCACATTGTCAGGCTGATAGGCGTAAGCGCGAAGCCCTGACACGGTTGCTAGGTTCGCAGCCAAACCAGTTTTGATCTGGGAGACGGTAGTGACTGAACTCATGCGAATAAACGCATGCGTCGGTACGGCTCGACGAGCTGTGCCACGTCAGGGTCAAGCGCACGGCTCACCCTGATTGCACCCATGTCACCGAAACCTGCGACACCCAACGGACTGTCATATCGTTTGAACAATCTTGAAGCCTGAATGATCGTTGCCTGCGTTACCGGCTCAGGAACATACGGCCAACCAAAGTTTGCTGTCACCTTCACCAATGCTTGTGAACCGTAGTTGGCATTGACAGTTGGGAACAGGTAGTCACCGACTGCACGAATCTTGTCAAACGCCCAGGTGATCCCATCAAGATCACCGTTCAATGGTTCCAACTGATAATCGGTCACAGCCCAAGTTGTGTCAAATATGCCGTCAGCATTCGTTGAAGTTTGCAAAGTGAGCGCAGTTCCAGACATGTCATCTATAGAACAGAAGAACGAATCCTCAGCCTGAAACACCCGAGAAGTTGCAGACCCAACAACCCAAAACTTTCGGTTGCAGTAACCATCAATCAGACGTGACGCAGCTCCAGCACAGTTGTCAATGAGTTCATCATCAATCGTGTCAGCCGTACCAATGCGCAACGCTGCTTTGATCTGGTTGCGTGTGGAATAGCCGTTGGTGATTGCCATAGTGTTCCAATCCTAGTTTATTGAAGCGGCTCCACGATACTGCGTACCTTCCAAACTGTAGTTGATAAACGGATTCAACGAATAGACCTGACATCCATACACATCAAACAACCGTTGCTTCATGTCTCGAAGATGTTGCTCATACAATGCCCAAGGAATATCACCCTTCACATACCCCTCAACCCGTTCAGCACCACCTAACTCACCACAATCAGCACCGACCAACACAATGAACTTCGCACCCATATACGCAGCCAAATGCATTGAGCCATGAATACTCGATGATCCAATGATTAGCGAGTTGTCTAGCGTAGGCCAGTCCTTGCCAGATGGATTGAACGATGAACCAGGACGACCAGTGGTAGTTGGGAACGTGACAATCTTTGGCATGAAACCTGTGAACTCTGCGTCGGTGCCATGCTCACGCAACGGTGTGAACACAACTACCGTCTCATTGTGCTGTGCTTCTGATACTGAGTCAAAATGGTAATGGCTGAACACGTAATACTTGCTCAGCCCGAACACCGAACCACAGAAGTTCGTTGCAACACAAATCTTGTCATCAAAGAAACTCGGTGCCAGATAGTTCAGCGTTGCACCAGAACCAAACACAAAGATCGTCTCGCCGTCATGCACACCTCTGAAATCTTCTAATCCCACCCCAAGTCCCTTCGACGCTTCAAATCCCAATGACCAACATCAGGCACACCAGTCTGCCAACGCAACTGATGCAACTCCTGATTGGATTGGAAACTCTTGCTGTTCTTATCAGCCAAAGATTCATCCGACCTAATGGTTGAAGAATTGTCGTGAATGATCCGAGCCTGCGAAACCTTCACCTCAACATTGATCCGACGCGCACGTTCCTCAAAATCGTTGTCCTCAAAATATGCGGGCACATAACATTCAGAGAACAAGCCGACACGCTCAACCACACCAGCACCCACCCACGCGCACGACCAACCAGGCATTCCAGTCGTCAACGTAATTGCATCAGGTTCACAATCTTTGTAGAACGCTTCCAGTTGACCTGGTTCAAAGAACGCATCAGAGTTCAACAGAATCCAGCCGTCAGCCCGAGGTGTTGCTTTGATACCGAGGTTCCATGATGGTGCCACACCAAGGTTCGTTGGCATACGCCACAGATACCAGTTCTGAATGTACTGCCAAGGCGCAGTCCAAGCCAACATGTCAGCGTCATACCCATCGCCGTTGTCAACGATGATGAGCTGCTCAACGGGATAGTCAATCGAACGGATCGCCCGTTCTAGTAAGTCATACCTGTTCAGGACGGGGATGATGATGCACGGCACCATTCAGCAAGTCCCTTCATCACAGGCTTCCAATGAGCCTCCCAAACAGCGTCAGCGTTGTATGCCTGTGCGAAGTCCACAGCCACCTGATCAACCCCTCTAGGAGCGTCGTAGGCGTGTCTCAGGGCATCCACAATCGAACCCACCTGAGGTGTGCAGAACCAAGAACGCTGAGCATTATCCCAAAACGGTTGCACCTCCACAGCCCACCCAGACCCAACCAACTCCGGCTGAGCAGAGAAGTCCGAAACAATCACTCTGGTGCCACACGCCTGAGCCTCGATCACAGCCAACCCAAACCCTTCACCCATGCTTGCCGACAACAGCACATCAGCTGCTGCATACATCGATGCCAACGCCTGCTGAGGGAACCCAGTGCGATATGCGTACTGATCAACAATCTTGTATTGATCCTCACGAATCCCACACGCAGCCAACAGATGAATCAAATTGACTCCACCCATCGCACCATCCTTCTCAGTGTGTAGATACAGCAATGCGTCAGGTTTGTCTTGCGCAAAGATACCGAACGCCAACATGTTCTCGGCAAAGGATTTGCGTGACGGACTAGCACCCTTGTTCGCTGCGTTCATCATCACGACAAACTTGTCATCAGGAACATCACCCATCAACTGCCGACCCGTGAATGTCTTGTCACCATTCACAAACTTTGTATCAGGATTGAAGATCAACTCAATGCCATGAGGAACATAGAAACATTCCACATCAGCATCATTCAACATTTTCTCACCAAACCTAGACATCGCAATCGGTTTGACATTTGGACGCGCACACCACTCAACCACATCGGCTGGACATGGTGCATGATCAATCGGAACCCACGACGCAATGTTTGCGACCATATCCAACGACTTTGACTTCAAAGGCCACACATCAAACAAAGTCATCAACAACGAAGGCAACTCAGGATTACCGTTTGACCAGTCCATCCCATGAGCAACCATCACATCATCGCTGTACGGTGCCATTCCACGTGGATACATTTTGATTCCATTCCAATTTGACGTAACTCCTTCGAGTCCGTACATGGCATGGATTGCTACTTCGTGACCTTCTTTGACGAGCCTTGTGACGGCTTGCGCTGTTTGCGTACCGTAGCCGGTGGGAACGAATGGAGCGTTGGAATACCAGAGGATTCGTAACGAGTCTGCATTGGCAGGTCTGCTACTTCTGGCAAGTGTGCTATCCCCCGATGCAACAACATCTCTGCTTCTAGGGGTGGTAGTTCGACCATTGTGTTTCGGATTATTACCAGCATTCTTCACTTTCTTCTCCTTCGCAGATCGCAGGGGGTAAATAGAAATAGGGTCGGTACGCCCTGCGTGTTCGTACCGACCCTAAGCCTAGGGGAATTATGGGATGTAAGGGAACAAGCCCCTCAAGCCTTATGGCTGGAGGAGATGCTTGACGTGAGTTACTTGTGGCAAGTTTGAGTCAACACGGAATGTTGCTCGGAAGGTAGCGAGACCTGCGCTGAATGCGAAGTCATCGGAACGATCCAACTTGATGCCACCAACACTACGGACGTAGAACGAAGGCAAGTGACCTACGATTACGGACTTGGTGCCTGTGGTGGCTTCTGCCATTGAAGGGTTCTCATACAGTGGTTTGCCCAAGAGCATGTCTGGGGAGTCCATTGCCAACGAAGGTTGGAAGACGTAATTGCCTGCCGTGTCCTTCAACTTGCGAACTCGACCAATCGACTGACCAGTCATCATCCAACCAACACCTGGAAGGTTGCGAGCTGCACCATCCAAGGAGTAGAGAAGGTCAATGAGGTTGTCTGCTGTGAATCCAGTTGCTGTGCCTGAAGTACCACCAACAGACGAAGCTGCGACGATACCAGTTGGCTCATTCGTTCCGGTTCCGACAGTCAACGCTGATCCAACAGCGAAGCCCAATGCGTTACCGACCTGATCAGCCAAGAAGCTGAGCATGTCAACACCAGAATCTTCAAGAAGTTCCTGCGACACTTGTGTCAAGAAACCGTATTTGAATGCTCCGAGTGTGATGAATGCTGCGAACGCTGGATCGCTTTCGCCCAGTGTTGCTGCTTCTGAATTGACAGTTCCAACTGAGTAAGTTGACAAACGTGGAATCTGAAGGTTCTCGCCACCAGCAGTGTTGAGGACAGTTGATGTTGCCAAGACTGGCGCAATCAAACGTGCCTTCATGATCACCTGGTTGTAGAACGATGTCGGTACTGGTGAACCAGTGCTCGACTTCAAGATGTCACGACGCTCAAAATTAGCCGAACGTGATTCGCCCTTGATGAGCGCACGGATCATTGCGACATCTTCGTTCACTGGTGCCGAAGCAACAGGGCGAACTTGATCTGCAATTTCACGGGTTGCTGCGTCCATGCGAAGTTCACGTGATTCATCTTCACGGAGTTTGGCAATGGTTGCTGCTCGCTCGTTCATCTCATTGTTCAAACGGCTGTAGGTTTGCTCTTCTTCTGCTGAGAGGTCACGCTTTTCAGCTGTGGCTACGTCAATGATTGCTTTGGCTTGGTGCCATGCTTGCTGACGAATCTCAACTTGACGGTCTAGATATTCTTTCATGATTGTTTTCTGCTTTCGGATAGTTGATGGATTGGGGATACGCAGGGAGTTACTACTTCTCAACCTGATGTGGCTCCACATACAGCAACAAGGTTGACGGCTCCGTCAACTATGCAGTGAACAAATGCTAGGCGATGGACTTCAACAAATCAAGGTGCTTCGCCATCACACCTAAACGAGCCGGTGCAGAATCCTGCACAGGTTCAAGTTTGGCGACAGTTTCACGCAACAACATCGCATGATCTTGCGACAATGTTTGACCTGATTCAAGGTTCGTGATCGCAGCTGCGAGTTGATCTGCGTCAATACCTGTGCGAGTAGCAAGGGCATCAAGTGATCGGACTGCTGCTGTGGTGGCTGCATAGGCTGGGAACCCTGTGACAACGCTGACCTCATAGAGTTTGATCTGACGGAGTTCACGCGACTGACCATCATCAGACCACATGTCGCCACCAGAAGGAACGGTGAAGCCGAACGACATTGAGTTCACATCGCCACGTTGCATCAAGACCGACAGGTCACGACCAATCGTCGTATCAGGCAACGATGCGTCAACGAATAAGCCTTTGGAGTCTTCAGATAGTCGCAGTGTTTTCGCACGGGTTGTTGCAAGAAGCATGCTTGAATCGTGGTTCATGTACATGCGCACATTGTTCTTTGATTTGAGTGACCGTGCGAATGCGCCTGGAGCGATTCGTTCAATGAACGGCAACGGCTCTGAAGGCGAGTTGAATACTGCTGCGTAACCCGTGAACGACATCCCATTGCCTTTTGGATCGGCACGAAGTTCAAACTCGTTTGATGTGATGCGACGTGTTTCAACAGTTTGTTCCATGTCGCCAATGCTAGTACCAAATGAGCCAAGCGATCTAGATGACTTCGGATGACCCTTCGGCAACAGATCATTGTCGCCAATGTATTTTGCGTTCTCAGGTCTGCCGTTGCGCAACAAATACAAGAACGCATTCACCCGTGCATACGACCATTGATCGCGTGTCACACCTGGACGATGTGAAGTTGAATATGCTCCAGCTCCTCGACGGAACACTGTGCGCAACATACCAACCGTTGCACGTTTGCCAGGGTTGTCACCGACTTCATCGTTGTGTTCTTTGGCTTTGTTTGCCAAACCTGTCTCAATGGCTTCTGATAGTTCAATCGTCTTCCCACTAGCTGGAGCCTTCGCAGACCCAACAGGATTCTTGTCTGATCCCGTGATCTGATCTTTCGGTGGGGCAGGAGCATCAGCGCGTTCGGCTTTGATCGCTTCAGCCTTCGACATAAACCAATTCATCGCAGGTTCAGGGTCAAGTGGGTTGATGCCCCACAGATAGAACGCCACTGCACCGGCACCAGGAAACTCTTTGTCATCAGGGTCAGAGTTCTTTGGTGCATCCAAGTCCACAAGATGTCTGGCACCCCAAGCGTTCGTGCGAATCACCTTGTCCTCAGTGATGTCCCCACGCGCCATATCCCGTGCCTCACGCACAGTCCGATCCACCAAACCGTCACCAGCCAACCCTTGACCGTAGTAGTCCAAACCTTTGCGAGCTGCTGAACGAATATACACAGGAACATCCAACGACACTTGACGAACCTCATCGTCCTCTACATCTTCCACTACATCATCAATGACTTCTTCTTCTTCGTGTTCTTCAGATTCCCAAGCGTTGCAATACCAACCACCATTCACATACGCATCCCACTTCATGCAATACGCTTTCAAATCTCTGCCATCTTCTTGAATCATGTCTTCGTTGTAGTAATGGCAGTTGCCACATGCGCGACCTTCAGGAACATCAGCAGCCAACGCAGGACGATAGTTATCTGGCAACGCCCGTTCACCACCAGGTTCCATATCCTCAGCAATCGACACAGCAACCAT